TGAGGTTCAAATTGTAATCCTTTCATGTTAGGACTAGAACCAAGCGCTAGTTTATCTAGAGCCTTAAGCTCACTAGCTGCCTGCCCAGCTAAGTGTGCAATAGCATAAATAGCTTCTTGATCGATTGGTTCATCCTGATTGTTCATACAATATTTTATGAGATTGATTAGAGATAGCCACAAAAAAACGGCAGAGCCTTTTGAGCTCTGCCGTCGCAACAACTAACTATCTTAACTCAAACCCTTGAGAAGTTCAGCAACCTTAGCATCATCCAATCCATCTTCATCCTCATCCGCAGCCTCAGGCTCAACTGGCTTAGGCAACGTACGAACAGCAGACTTCTTAGACTCAACGAACGGACTATCATCAGTAGCAGCCTCAGCCTTAGGAGCAGGAGCTGCAGGAGTCTCACACAAGAAATGCTTCTCGAAAGCAGCCTTGAGCTCATCGTAAGACTGAACACGGAACACAGTATCGAGGGCATGGACTGAGTTATAAATAGCCTCAATCTTCTTGTTATCGCTACCAAGAGCTGGCACCTCACCAGGAGATGAGAATCGAGAAGAGACAAACGTCGGGAAGTCGCCTTGCTTTTCAGCCTTGATCTTGAACGAGCAACCAGTACCACTCAAGTCAAAGATACGAGCACCGAACTGATCTGAATCTTCACCGTTCATAGCCTCGTCAATGATCTTCTGAATCTGACGACCATAACGGAGCATCTTCACCTTGCCGTTATTATCAGGTTCATTGGTATCGTTGATAACATAAACGTTAACCAACCAATTTTCGCGACGCAAGAGCTTCTCAGCCTTTGCCTTATCTTCAGCAGAACCATGCTTCAAGCACTTCAAACGACCTTCAGCAATCGGATCGCGCTCACCCCAAGTAGAAGGAGAGATAAACTGAACATACTCACCAGTAGCATAAGACTCCCAACCAAAGTTGTAGTAATGGAAAAAGGTCTTCTTAGGATCCTGGATGTTGGGAATAAGCCTCACAGTGTAAGTATGACCAGGAGGTGTACGAAGAATATCACGAAGACCGGACTTAGCCTTGGACTTGTTCAACTCTTCCTTAATCGACTCAAACATTGATTTATTAAATGTACTCATATTTCGTTTTTATTATATTTCTATTTTTAGTTTTTTCTAGCTTTTTGTTTCTATTATTTTCAGACCTGATCTACAGATCTGTTTGCACTTCTCAGACATCACAAATTTCCGTCTAAGTTGTGCGAAATCATTATACAGACTCCCAAAGATGAATTCAAGCAAATCCGCAGGAATCTGAAAGAATTTATTCTCAAAGTCTTCAAAGGCAAATAACGCGTAGACGTTAATGTCTCTATTTTTTAAATGAACAGCAAAGGCAGGCAAGAGTGAATTCTCCTCTTTAAGATTCAAATACTCTTCTACAGAGCAGCCTTGGTCTTTACAATATTTATAGATAAACAGCAGAGATTCTTTGCATTTTTTCAAATTTTCTTCTGAATCAGCCTCTACGTTTTCTTTCTTCTTCATGTGCATAGTATACACAGAACGAGCCTTTTGGCTCAAATAAAACTGAAGATCGTAATAGGTATTCTCATCGTTTACGTAAATGGAATACGGAGCCAAGAAATAATCGTTGATATCAATATTCGGAAAACGTTCAAAGAAGTAAGCGAGCTTTTTAATAGCAGGGTACTTTTCATCCTGTTCAAAGTTCTCGAAATCTTGACGTAATTTAAATGGCTTGTTTTGCTTTTTGCGTGATATGGCTAGAAAAGTATTATATATTCTCTTTTCTGTAGACGTTATCATAGTGCTTTTTAAGGAATCGTTTTATGTATTTAGACTTGTAAATATTAGGATCACACTCTAAAAAGAATCTAATGCACTCAAAATCGTTTTCAAAGCTACAAAGATTCTTAAAAAGTCTGATTAGTTTTTTCTCTTGAAGAAGTATAATAAGAATGTTAGCATAGTTCAATCGTTTATTTTTAAGCATGCACACAAAAGAGCAGGCTCTATAGAAGTTATTTCTAGTCTCAATTGAACATATGCTATCGTATGGTTGAATCATATTTGACTTTTATGGCGCTTTAACAGCTTTGTAAATTCTACAAACTTATCTGTTAGGCTACCACTAGCGGCATATTCATAGCCGTCACCATCACAGAGAGTCTTAGCCAGGTTATTTACCTTAACATCACAAACTTTGCTACGTCTAAAATATACCTTGCCAGCCTCTAGGCTAACTACTGCAACAACATCAGCGCTATATTCGTTAAAAATATAGTCAGCTACTTCCTGAAAACAGCCTTCAGCAAATGTAGCATAAAAATTATACTTTTTATTCTTAACAGGTAAATTAGTATGATACAATGCTAGAGAGTCGATAATAGTATCGCACTTCTTTTGAAAGTATTCGATTTGTCTCAATTGATAGTCATTGAATTGAAAGAAGCCTTTGCGAAAGTCTTGATAGAAGTTAAAGACTCTTTCGAAAGACTTTGAGTTCCAATACAACGTCTCAAGTTGTTTAGATTGTTTTAGTGCATATGTCTTACTAACTGCATCATCAATTAAAACAACCAAAAGCTTTTGATGCTCTGTTGGCTTAATATCAGGGTATAACTTCTTAAAAATATTAAAGGTTAATCGAGTAGATGAACCATCAATCTTAGTTAAGGCAGTTGCGAGCTTAAAGTTGTACTTTAGCTCAACCATCTTCTTATGAGCTGTAATAATAATTACATTTTTACAGTCAAGAAAGTCTTCGAATCCAGAAACATCTAGACCGAGAACAGTGATTCGTTTAAAGTCAGGCAAAGAATGACGATCAAAGAAACCTTTGATCATACTTTCAGCCTTCTTTTGCGTTACAAAAAATACTTCAGGTGCGTCTTTATGAAACCAGCTGTAAGCAGTGTAACAGCCAGCTCCGTCTAAATCTTGATTAATAATTAGCAGTTCGTTTTTCATGTCATTTCTTCAGATAACGCTTTGAGCGCTTCTGAGGTATTTACGATCTCTTCATCTGCATTCAATGTGTTATCCTCTTCAAGAGTAAGAGTTGGGTAGTTAATTTTCATGTTGATTGTACCGAAGTTAGGACCATAACGGTTCTTCAACAAACTCATTTTAATAACACCGAGCTCTTTATCTTCATCGAGCTGCCATAGACCCATCACACAATCAGCAGTAGCAGCAGTACCAATACTTTCACTAATAGACTCTAGTCCAGGATTCTCTTGATTGTAACCACTGCGATTCAACTGAGTTGCTGTAATAATTGGACAATTAAAAACATAGCTCATTGCACGAACTTGCTCAGCAGTATACTTAATTCGCTCATAAGAGTTATCCCCTTTTGGGGCATTAAGTAGATTCAAATAGTCAATAACAATAGCATCGAACTTATACCCAGACTGTTGCAGCTTCTTAATGAATGCAGTCATCTGACCTGGAGTAACAGTATTAGGTGGAAACTCTTTAACAAGCAATCGAGAGCTCGGTAGATTAAGTTTCTTATTAGTAACAGTCTGCTTTAGACTATCAACATTATTACGCAAGTCATTAAATGGAATCTGAGTAATGTTAGATGAAATACGTTTACAGTAAGCCATCTCAGACATTTCAAGAGACAAGATAATAACACTCTTATTCTGATTCGCAATATTAACAGCCAGGTTCTGCAAAAAGATACTCTTACCTACGTTAGTTTCGCCTGCGAAGACATAGATTGCTCTACCATCTTGCAAGAATCCACCACCAAGCTTCTTATCGAGCCATTCCCAACCTGTCTTAATATGATTATCAACCTTGACTAGATCTTTACAATGCTTATCAATATCAGCAAAGTAGTCGTGACCCTTCTCATTATTAAGCGAGATAGAACATGCATGCTCGAACTTATCCAAGACGATATTTGTATCAATAACTTCTGCCTTAGTACACATATCAGTGACTTCAAGCATTGTATTAAATACAGTCTTCTCTTTAATAAACCTTTCAGTATTCTCAAGAAGCTCTTGCTTGTTATTAGACTTTTCAAGCGTCTTGAATTGCTCAACAAGACGCTTGAAAGAGTTTTTTAGCTCATCAGTTACAAGATAAGTCTTAACTTCAGTAAGAGTAGGTACATTAGAACGCTTGTTAAAGTATTCTTTAATAATCTCTACGATGTTCTGAACATCTTTACTATTAAAGAGATCTGGCTTCAAGTACTCTACAACTGTACCCATGTAGGTCTCATCAGTCAGACAGTTAAATAGAATAACGTACTCAAAAAAGTCGCTATCTATCTTGCTCGTTTTTGATTTCTTTTCCATTAGTATTTGTTAAAGTATTCTTTGAAGTAAGCATCACTCTTCTTAAATTCCTCACTAAATCCTTTTAATCCAGGAGATTCATGAGTCACGTAAATAGGAGCAGTACCTAGCTTCAGCTTGAGTTTATTAGCTTCCAAGCAGAATAGCAAGTCGTAATGGTGGAACTTTACATTTTCGTCCCAATTAACAGCCTTAGCTGTCTTAGTGTTTACAGCCAAGAACAAAC